CCCGAAGCATTATTATATGAAAGACTTGCAGTGCCGGATGGTGCTTCTGTAGTTACACTAAAATCAGTTAGTTCTGTATAACTTGATAAGTTTGGAGGTCTAAATGTAAATGTACCAGTAGCATTATCATACTGTAAGCTACCTGAGCCTAATGCAGGTTGTGTGCTAATTGTAAAATCAGATAGTTCTACATAATTTGTTAGATCTGGTTGAGTAAAAGTAAACTCACCTCCAGTGTCATCATATGTAAGACTTCCTGCACCTGATGCAGTAGCCGCAGTTGTTACACTAAAGTCAGTTAACGCTACTCCGCTTGCCGCAGGATCAGCATTAAGCCAACTACCACTACTGTATATTAACGTTTGTCCGTCTGACGGAGTAGTAATAGATGTGTCAGTTAGATCATCAACTGTAACTGAGCTGCTGATTGTAATTTCATTAAAACTAGTAACTGCTATAGCTACTCCAGCGCCTGCGCGAACATTTACAGAATCAACATTGCCATCTATATTTGTTAAGTTTAAGTCTATTCCTGTTTCTGCTGCATCCCCTGACAATACATAAGTTGTGTCAGTATCTGTAAATCCTTCTACAGTTGAATTAACCCAATTAGTTCCGTCATATTGTAATAACTGTCCGTTTACTGGAGTATTAGTATCTACATCGCCTATATTACCAATTGTAGTAATATCTACATCAGGAACTTCGTCAACAGTAATATATCCTGCATCGTTTGTAAAACTGCTTACTTCTGTAGGAAAAACAGGAATGTTAGTTAGACTATTGTAGTCACCGTTAAATCCAGTAGTGCTTATTTGATTAGTTACCCAATCTCTAGTAGCCATTATAACTCTTTCGCCGGCATTATTAGTATATAAACGTAATGTACCATTAGCTACATCATAGAAGAGTTCGCCGCTTGCACCGGAAAGAACGTTTAAGCTCTTAGCCGATCTTCTTTCAAGTCTTAGTGATCTTTGTGGTATACTCATACTTGTTCCTTTTCAGTATTTATCTTAATAAGTATAACTATGAAGATGAAACCATACTACTTAATACAAGCTTGGAGCAAACGATCCAATAAACAACAGACACAATACCTACAAACTGAAATTGGTGCAGGTAATGGCTGTGTGAACTTAAAAGAAGCACACGATCGTAGTATAGAATTTGCTAATAGTTTGAATGAATCAGAATTTAGCGGAGCAGTTGATTGGGAGCCTCGTGTGCGCCTAGTTAACGACTCGGGAAACTATTTGTTAGACGCTAGAGAAATATTAAGAACTAGTCCTCAAAAAAAATATTAAGAGTTGACCTATAGATTAGGATTTGCACCCATACCCCAAGCGGTTACTGCCCAACGTGTTCCACTTATTGGAGGAAGAGCTCTGTGATCAACGTCTGACGGTATAATAACTGCTTGTCCTTGCTTTAGATCAAATGAATGATCTTTTGTTTCAAATATAGCACCCGGTGCTGACTGTAGGGTACAAGTTAGTGTAAGTAAGCGAGCACTAGTTCTTGCATTTTCAAATTGGTCTTTATGCCAGTGATAGTACTGTCCCTTTTCGTATTTAGAAACTTGAATAGGTTCTTGAATCCAAGTAACACTGTAATCAGTAATATCCATCATTGGAGTTTGAAATCTTCCAATGTCTTGATAGTCTAACCAAAATACCTTGTTATTTCTTACACCAGGGTTATACTCTCCGCCAGCGATGCCTTCTTTTTCTGTAAGTTCAAATGCATTTTGAATAATCTGATCACACTCTTCTGAGGTAAACAGTTGGAATGGTTCGTATAGTTTCACGGCAGAACTCCTTTGTAGTGTATTTATTATTCGTCACCTAAGTTATTAAGGAAGTCTCTTAGCTTAGTACTATCTGTTTGGGCTCTTATCTTACCAACTCCTGTACCTTCACCTGGATCTTCGCTTGTAGTCGGAGTTGCGGTTTGATTTGAACCTGTACGTTTAAGTGCACTGACTATACTGCTAGATGTTGATCCGCCTGATCCAGCTGTGCCTTGTTCTTCATCTTCTCCAATGTCAAAGATACGCAGTGTGTCTACATCAAAGCCTAGATCAACTTTCATACCCACGCCACTACTACTACGTGTCTTCATAAGCTGAATCTGATAGCGTCCACGTTCACGCATTGCTCTACTTGTAAAGATACCAATCAAGTTGTCTGCTGTGTTGATCTTAGATATACCACCCGAGATGTGCGAGTGATCAAACTCAATCTCTTCTACACTACTTCTGTTTAACTGTGATGCTGTAACAAAGATAGTGTTAAGTTCCATAGCCAAGTTACGTAACTCTTCCGATACATACTTGTCTTTCACAAACAAGTTCTCTGCTGAAATCTTTTGTCCGATTGGATGCATAAGATCCAAATAGTCAATCAGTAGTACGTCTACTTTCTTGCCTGTTTTAATCTCATACTCTTTTAGATAAGCTCTAACATCGTTTGCGTTCTTGCCTGTAGGCATATACTTGACTTGGAATGCACCTGACTTCTTGCCAATCATCTTAACTTTCATTTCAACGTCTTCAATGCTCTTAAAGATATCACGACTTGGAATCTCTGTAGTCATTGCATCTACACGCATACTAACCAGTGCTTCACTAAGCTCGAATGTCAAGTACATAACATTAAGTCCTGCCAGTGCCCAGTTAACACCCATGTTCGCCATAAACAAACTCTTGCCTGAACCTGAACCGCCTGCAAAGATGTTAAGCTCGCCTCTGTTAAAGCCACCAAACAGTTTTTTATCCAACGCCGGCCAGCCTGTGCTTACTTGCCCGTTCTTGTCTTTGATACTTTCTAGTCTGCTCCTTGGATCAGCAAAGTAATCTGTGCCCAAGTCTTTCTGCAAGCCAATCTGCACAGCCTGCTTGACTAAGTCTTCACATGCACCATACTCACCACTCTCTAACAAGTCTGCACTCTTAAGAATAGCAGCCTCTAGTGCTTTGTGCTTACTAAACGTTTCAAAGTCCTGTAACAACCAATCATAATGATTCTCTGCTAAGTCTCCTGGGTGCTTCAAGTTAGTATCTGTAGCAGCGTTTACCATATCAAATGTAGGCAGTGCGTTATGCTCTTCTACATAGTTCTTAACAAACTTTGCAGGCTCTTGTAAGCGTCTATCAAACGTTGCGGGATCAAACACGCCCTGACAGCGTACAAAGCTCTCAGCGTCTGTCATAAACATTTCTAGATATACCTTTTGTATATCATACCCATAGTCTGTGTTTTGTCTAGTTGTCATTCGTTCTCTTCTCTAATCGGCGGCAGTTCTTTTACAGTAATTATACTGGGTACGTATCCAAGGGGCGCATCTATTGGTTGCTGTCTAGTGTTATACAAATAGTATACTACAATCAGTATAGTAAGTAAAGCTATTAATCGAACCATTTTTTTGCTCTCAGTCTAATTTTAAGCGGACTATCTTCAGCGTGTATTGCAACACTATGCAATGCATATAGCCTACCGTACTTGTCTACACTATCGCCTATATCATTTATATCTTGATCCCATTCAGGCATGCTCACACTCCAACCTCTACTAATAGCATCCTCAACAAGCTTTTTACCTGCATGATCTCGATCAGGCACTACAATGATCTGTTTCTGTAGTCTGTTGAGTAGCATTGCTTGTTGGTCTGAAATTTCTGAGCCGCCTAACGCACAGCCTTCTATGTGGATAGCATCAATCTGTCCTTCACACACAATAGCAAATACTTTGTTATACCCTTGCTCGTCTAGTCCATACACAAAGCCCGGCTGTACCTCTGTTAGATACTTAGGCTTCTTGTCTGCTGTTATTGCTCTACCTGTCCATCCGACAATGCGTTCTTCATAATAGAACGGAATAATAAGCCTGTCACGATAACCTAAACTAGGTGACCAGTAGTAGTCTGTATCATCTACGTTTAGGTTACGTGCAGCCATATACTCAAGAACAGCCATACTGAACTTATTAAAGTCTGTGATGTCTGTGATCTTGATAGCATCGTCTGGCAACGGGACAGTATTGAATGAGGGTAGTTCGGCAATGCGTGATTTAGCCTCTACACCTTCATTCTCTCTCATCACTTCCAACGCCACCTTGTTGATTATATCGTCAGGCGCTCCCATCCACTGTAGGAGTTTTCGTAACTTGTGACTGAAAGCTCTGCCCGGTTGCCAGCTTGCTTTAAAGCCGCAGTTAAAGCAGTGATAGCTAATGCCTCCATCTGGATTAGCAATCAAGCCGCCACGGCCGCGAGTGTCTGCACTGTTGCCATTGTTATGACAGCAGGGCGCATTGAAACTTAGCCAGCCACTAGGAGTTGTCTTCCGCTTAGCCGGCAAGTATGTCAGAACTGTTTCATTCACTACACTCATACTATTATTATAGCGTCGATGTAGTTAGATGTCAACTAGTTTCGGACTAATATTTTTGTAATTTTGTCTGCTGGTGCTGCTGTTGATTTAAATCGTAAGAAACTATACACACCGTTAAAGTTTACTGGTGTTGGTGATGTTTCTTGGCCATTAAACGATAGTGTGGCAATGTCTGCCCAATCTGTGCCGCCGATGATTTGATTATCTAGTGTTGCCTGAACTATTACATCGCCTACAAAACTATCAGTATATACAACTGCGGTATGTAATGCTTCGTTGCCGTTAATGCCAGGTTCTGCTGTTAGCGTTTCTGAAACCCAATAAGGAGTGTCTTCTGTAACTTCAATAAATGTAGAAGCTGTGTACGTACTACGCGGCCCTGGGTATGCTCCGGCGCTCACATACATAGTTCCGTTATTTTCAAAATGACTGTTCGAATATGTAATAATGTTGTCGCCGTTTGAATCTACAAGGTGTATACTATAACTTAGATATTGTTGCTTAATGTTAAGCAAGTCATTCTCGGTAATAGTAACTTTAAATAAACCTTTTGAAGCATTTATGTTAACGCCGTCGTGTTCGATTATTAGTGAATCATTTTCGTCAAATGCTTGGAATTTTGCTGTGTAACCTGTTAATACAATAGGCTTTTGATCTGCGTTTAGTAATTTATATTCTAAGACATTATCAATGCCTTTATATACTTTTAGTTGTCTTGTGTACACTGGTTTATACTCCGTAACGAATCCTGCTCCATTAGCAACAATGTTAGTTTTGTTTTTGACTAAATATCTAGGTATAAGTTGCATAAAGTATTTATCGGAAATTCATGTTAAGACAAGATATAGAAAATAATTTTCCATTTATAAGTTTAGTAGTATATGGTGGTCAAGAATACGTAGGTGTTATTGTAAATCAAGACCAATGGGTTACCTCCATGTATATCTACACAGATATAAAATCGGAACTAGAAAAACGAGCGTTTCTCGATCTCGGAGAAATTTGGTGGTGGGAGTCTAATCGACTGATTCCTATTAATATTTTTCTAAGAAAAGAAATGGAACCATTTAAATATTCTTTAATGACAATGAATTCAAAAGATGTAAAGATTACGATAGGCCCGTGTGTTAATTTAAATAATTTATCAGTAAAGCGGGTAAAACGTAAAAATGTTCAGTTAGTAAAAAAATCTAAGAACTAATCTGTTCACACAACAAATTCATGTGTACCACGACTGCCATTGCGTAAGAGATTGCGTGTGCCTTCTTAAAGTAGTATGCACCGTCAGTTGGCTTTGTCCACACTTCCTTCATTATTGTCGCCCACGGTTCGTTCGCTAGGTGCCTCTTCGCTGGTCGAATGATTGCTAGTGTCGCTGCTAATTGTTGTACCGAGTTGGGCTTCAATTGCTTTAAGAGTTCGCTGTGCCCGTTTAGATGAAATACTTTGTCGCTGAAGTCCGTGTGTTCCAGAAGTTGCCATAGGGGTTCTCTTTCCATTAATTGTGTTAAGTGTTCATTATCCTTAACGTCTTTGTAGATGCTTACATTAAGGAAGTCTAATTTAAAGTATCCACGTTCTTCTGCTGTCTTGTGTTCGATCGTAGATAAGTTATCCACAGGGTTGTGCGGAACCTCAGTTGTATAGATACCAGTATTGTGTTTCTTACCACTGTCTAGTTTTGCTACACGATGTTTTAACTGTGACAGTATTATATCTCTGTCAGCAAAGTCTATGTCAATATCAGGCAAGTCTATCATAGATTACTTTCCTTGGCTACATCTTTAACTAGTTGTACATCATTAGGCAAACGTTTAAATCGCACTCCCCAATGCTCCGGACTAATAACATGGAATACCATAGATAGCTGTTCGTCATTAAACTTACTTAACATTTCTTTTCCGCTTTTACAATTCAACAATAGCCACGGACTTATCTTGCCGTCTTTAATATGCCACACTGCTCTATTGAGGCTTATATGTTGGAAGTAATGATTCCACGGAGCAGGTTCATGTTCGCTTGCCCATTCCATCATAGTTGTTACACTACGTTCTAATGCTGTAGTTACATCTTCTTTAAGAATGAATTGTAGTACATACTTTTCATACATCTCATCTCTTGCCCAGTGATCTAATTTTACGCCACTAGTAACAACATAGTCAATATACTTTTCTGGATATAATGGTTTTACATTATTAACAAAACTACCAAACTTTACAAATGCATTATAG